CGGGATAGTTCGTGCCCATTGTGTCCTTAGGTCAGACGGTCTGCGTAACCAATTCCGTACGCGGTGTAGTCAGCCAAAAGCGTAGCCTGCGCACTCGTCACTGAGTGGGTTGAACCACCGGAAAAGAACGCCACGGGGTAGACCGGATGGCTCACCGTCGTCACGGTGGCGACCTGCGGTGCAGGCAACGCAGGCACAAACACGGATGTCACGTACGGAGCGGCGGCGTTATTCACATCCCAGGGATACACCGAACTCATATCAGTGTTGGAATTTTCAGGGGTTGGGTCACTTTGTACTATTTCGCCGGAACTCAAAATCCAGACGTTGACCCCGCGGTATCTATTCTCAAAGTGCGCCCATAACGACTTCTCTAGTTCTGTTGAATCAGGCAGGAACGTGGGTTCCACCTTCACGTTCGGAGGGGTAAACAGATAGCCGGTGGGCAACCCAGTGCCATCGTATTCGACGGGGGAATCGTAAGCGATGAGAGCGTCATAAATTATCGTCAAAGGGCAACCTTAAAAGGCCACGTGGCGTTCTTCTTTGAGTTGCAGCGGTGGCACGCTGGGCGCAGATTCGACAGGACGTGCGCCCCTCCCTTTGCTAACGGCTTCACGTGATCCCAATGCTCGAAGGGTGCGGCTCGACATACCCAGCACATCGACCCCCAGTATTCCAGTTTCCCGTCGAGCATTTTCTGCGTGATGGGGAGCACCAGCGCTCCCATCATCCGTGCGCGGCGATTCGCGCGCACGCGGCGTCCTATATCGGGGTTCGCCTTTCGGTACTCGACGCGGGCCTGCTTGTTCTCGGCTATCCACTGTTGCCAGTAATCAGCGGTGCGGCCACGGTTCTTTTCTTTCCAAGCGTTGGCTGACGCGAGATGCCGCACCCTCGCGGCTTCCTTCTCCGCCGCAGTTTGCGCGCGTCTTGGCTTGGGCGCGGGGCGGTGCGACTCACGATACGCCACAATCTTGTCCTGGTTCGCCGCACGCCACTTCGCCAAGTATTCACGCCGCTCGTCGACGTGCCCCTTCGCGTACTCAGCGGCGCGGCGATTTAACTCCTCGCGGTGCGCTAGATGGTATTTCTTCTGGTACTCGGGATCTTTGTACGGGCTCACGACGCCATCAACTCCGCTACCCCGCCTAGGTCCATCATGCGGTGGTGGTCGACGACCCCGTGCAAATGCGGTTCGAAGCCGTGCTCTCTAAGAGTTCTACCCAACCCCGTCGAGAGCACGTGCCAGTCACGGTAGCGCCACTGCATCTCTTTTAAGGCTTTAGGAACTGCTTGAATTATCCCTGTCCGGAACCTCGTACATCCCAAAATCCCGAACTTCCACGCCTCGACATCCTGCGCTCTGAAATTGGAGTAGACCCCGTAACACCAGAGTCTGGAACAGTTCTCGAACTCCTCCAAGATTTCAGGATTGGCTTTCACGTCGTGCTCGATGACCACAAAATCTCTCGGCTTCCACCACTCACAAAGGACTCGCCAGTAGTCATAGGGTGAGTTGCCGACGTAGACCCAGCTTGCATTTTCAGGAACGCCTTCCTCGGTCAGTTTGTGGCGGACCGTGTAGGGCACGAGAACATCGGAGTCTCGTTGGCAGACCTGGTGGTACTCCCTATCGTCGTTCCACCCGTAGGTGGTGGCGTAGTTGCCCCCGGAGTCCTTGACGTACTCACGTGTCCTGTCCCCGATTATCTCGAAGGTGGACTCCGTAACGATGAACGGTCCTCGCTGTTCGCCCACTCGGTAGAACGGCTCCGCCATCTGGGTTCAGTCCAATCAGTTCGCGTATACCAAAAGCGACGCGCTCGCAGCGGTGGTCGCTCCGACAGTCGCCCCAATGGTGTAGGGGGTCGTCTTGCCGGTGTCACCCACGCCTGCAGGCCACGGGGCGAAGGCTCCACGCCCCACGGTTCCCATCGTGACCCCTGCGCTGGCGTTCGAGCCGGTGGTGGCCGCGACGCAGACGAAGGCGATGTAGTAGCCCGAAGTGGGCACGAGGTAGGCCGTCGCGAGTGCGGTGGTGATGAGCGAGTTCGCCGCGTGAACTGCCGTGAGGCCATCGGCGGAAATCGCCACGCACTTCGCCGTCGCCGTCGCGCCCGAAAGCCCGGCGGGGAAGGCCAAGCCAACCCACTGGTTCGTCGGGGTCGAGGCTTGGGTGTTGGCGTTGTAGTAACTCAGGTTGGTCACCGTCTGCCCCGCTCGCAAATACAACGGGGTTTGGAAGACCGAGCCCGCCGTCAGCGTCACCGTAGAAGTGGCATACAGGTCGGGGATGGACTGAGCGATGATCCCCGAGAGGGTGTTGGGCGGGAAGAATCCCTCTGTGCCCTCCAACTGCTGTAGCGCAGGGCCGAGGCTCGGGTCGTAGGCGGAGTTGAACGAGTCGACACCCCCCGGGAATATCGTTCCTGCATTTGAACCTATGAGTGGCATTTCATTCTCCTTCTATTGGATTACTCGCCCTTGGCCACCGGGATGTCCGGGGGCAGGGGTGGATTCTTACCCCCTGAGGGAGCGTTGACGCCCCACACGAGGTCTGAGACTTTGTTGATTGGGTTCACTGCGTAGGCGACTGGCGAGGTCTGACCTTTTTGGGTCTTGCCGAAACGGTCGGTGTCGGCATATTCGCGGGCGTCCCCGGAAGTTGGAGTGTATCCAGCCTGGTCCGAGGCTCCGCTTTCAGGGTCGCGCTGAGGGATGTTAGCCATCTAAGCCCCTTCCTGTGTTCGCGGGGTAGGTCTCGTCGAACTTGGTGAAACTGCCGACCTGGGGCCACTCGGGTTGAATCCAGTTATCGTCGGTGTTGTCCGGGTGGCTCCAGCCCGCGGGGGAGTTGTCGTCGACATCTCCCAATTGGTCCATTGGAACTTGGAAGGGCGGGGAGAGAACTACGTTCACGGGCATCTCCCCAGCTACCTCGACTTGGTAGGTCGGCTCAAATGTGCCGCTGTCCCAGTTGGTGTTGGGCTCAATCCCTCGGATGTTCGCCGTCGGTCCGGGGTTCTCGTAGGTCGAGGTCGGAAGGTTGACCCCTTTGCCGTCGTAGCCTCCGGTCCCCTCAACGTCTCCTAGAGGGCTGACGCCGTGGTTGCGGTATTCACTCAAATCCATGGAATGTCCCTCTCGGTGTCTACTTCGCCGTCCATCCTACCTTCGGCAATCAGACCGTCATCGAACTGTGCATCGAATCCTTGCGCTTTCGCGGGTCGGTCGTAGATACCGGGGATTTCGGACAAGCCTGCCACTGCTTCGAGGTCGGGCTTCAGCCCTAACCCAGACTGAGCCCCGCTCCACGGAACTTCAGCCGGGAGCCGTGAGCCTGTGGTTGATGTGTCATTGGTCATCGGGACGCCTTCAGCCATCACTTACCCCACTTTTTTGCGTTGCGCGCAAAATTTGCCCGCTTCTTCACTGTAGGGCTCGCCTTCGACCCGGGGGCCAAATCCTTCTTGGCCTGCTCTTGAACAGAGTTGCCGTTCGCCTTGGCCCTCGCAGTGTACTTTCCCTTATTGGCCGGGTTGATTTTGATGGCCATCTCAGTTCAGCGCCTCTCGCAGGGCTTCCTTCTGGTCGTCACTCAGGCTTGAGAGGTCGACCGGCAGTTCAACGGGGTCCTCTTCCTCAGGCTCGACTTCCTCAGTAGTTTCCTCAGGCTCGACTTCCTGGGGCTCTTGAGCGGGGGCGTTAACGACCTCGGCCGGTTCTCCCAGTTCCACTACCGGTGCGCCGATGTTGGACAAAGGCGGCGTTTTGGCTTGAGTGACCAACGGTGTGCCGTCTTCGTTGGTGATCGCTCCGCAGGCCAGACACTGGTGCGTGCGGACCTGGACCGACATGAGGTCTCCACGTCCACAACTGGGGCAAGCAGGCATCTCGTTCCTTTCGGTGTAGAGCGGGGCACCCGGTCGGTGGGTGCCCCGCTACGTTTAGAGGTCTTCTGCCGGGGTGTCGGTGCCTGCGGCCGTGTTCTGACCGATAGACGAAGCCGACTCTTGACGCCAGATGGAGGCCGAACGGAACACGCCGTATTGCCCAAGCCACTTGAACCCAAGCGGCTGGAACCGACGCAGGTAGTCAGTGATCGGACCCATGACCAGAACGGGGTGCGGGCCGTTGCCGTCCTTCATCGCCCAGACCTTTGCCAGGGCTTGGCGACCAAGGAACAGCGTGCCGTAGACATCGGTGTCCGTGGTCGAGGAACCGGCGTCCGCGAACAGCGGAGCGGTCGGGGTCTCGATGAACCTCGCGCCCGCAAAAGAGCCGATTTCGCCCTTGAACACCTCGTCCGGTGCGGAGTAGATGTGCGGGGCGATGAGGGCCTGGTTGCCCGATTCCATCCAGAGGTCGAAGGCCACGTCGGGGTGGATGAAGGTGAGGTAGTACCCACCGTAGCCGGGGACGTTGTTGCGCTTCAGGGCTGAGACGTTGTAGCGAACGTCATAGGCCCTAAACGTGTCCAGTGGGGTGATCTGGTTGCGCGCGGTCGGGGGCTGACCCGCGGTGCCCACGGTCACACCAGGACCGGCGGAGTAGTTGACGTTCGTCCCGCCTTGGAGTTGAATCTTCGCCAACTCGTCCACTGTCCTACCGGCCCAGTAGCCGACGGCATTCGCTTGCACTTCGTCAATCGAGACGAAGGATTCCGCGCGGACCTGGGCCGTCGAAATCGTGCCGCCACCGTACTCAGCGAGGGTCAGGGTGACCTGCGAGGACGTGAGAGCGACCGGGGTGATGTCGGTCGACTCGTTCAACGAGGTCGTCGCCAGCGCGAGGTCGTTTTGGATGTTGAAGACAACCGACGAACCGGCCATCGACTGGTTGGTTGGCTTGATGTCCGCTACCTGGTCGAAGTACAACTCCGGACGCAGGGCGTAGTAGGCCAGCATGTCGTACGCGGTCTGTACGTAGTCAACTGTCCCGGTGGTGGTGTAAGCCATTTACGAGCCTCCTAGCTCAAATCGGCGGTGGCATTTCTCCAATCAGACCGTCGCGGCTCCTGAACCCCGGGTTCCCTGATACTTCTCTGACAATCGCCATGACCTCTGCTTGAGATTTGGCGTTTCGTAGGGCAACTGCGAGGTCGATATCACCTGATGAGGGTGGGCTTCCACCACCCGCGTTGAGAATCTGTCGCTGCGCTTCTTGCTCTTGAGGCGTAACCTGTGTCGCACTCTCTTGAGCCACGATCCCCATCTTCTCGGCGTGGGCTCGGATTGAGTCCCCGTCGAGCGGACCGTCGTAGTTCGCGAAGACAACTTCTCGTGCTGGGTGTTCCGGAACCCCCGCGGCCAAGATTGCTGAGTGTCGCTCCATTTGCGTTATCTGGGCTTTCAGGGCCTCGTTCTCCTTCTCGCTCTTTCGGGCGATCCGGAGTTGCGCTTGGACTTCATTCGGCAACTTCAGTTCATCGGTGGTCAGGACTTCAACGTCTTCTGGCATTTCTTTTCCTTTTGTTTGCACACGTGGAAACGCGTGGAGTTCCGAAATGGACTCGCCCGGGAATCACGTTGGTGAGGGGCGGCTCAATCCAACGGCAGCGACGCGCACACTCAGGTCGCGTCTAGCGACACCGAGGCGTCTACGTCAATTGGAATCTAAGCACACGGATATCCTTCTGTCAAGCACCAAGTTATCCACAAGTTATGCACAGGGTTATCCACAAGAAATCAACAGGTTTTACTACTGGTTATCCACAGGCAAGGTCGACTAAAAAATAGTGAAAAAGTCCCAGCGAGTTCTTCACAGCGGCTACGCCGGTACTCGGGCGCAAGCGCCCTGCGTTTCAGCCGAGAGGCTAGGAGTTGCCGTATCCTACGCCAGCCACGCCTGACTGATCCGCAGTGAACCCACCACCACCCAACCCCGGGGCAGCGCGGGTCTGCGCGGCGCGTTGGGTAGCAGCCAAGGCCGCAGCGTTGCCCTCAGCGGCTCCGAGAAGTTGTGATTGGGTCACCGTGCCGGGACCGTTCTGAGCCGTTCCGAGTTGGGCCTGCTCGAACCCGGCGTTCGCCATCGCCGCGATTGAGTTGAGTCCGTTGCCGAGTTGGCCCGAGAAGAAGTTCGCCGCCTGACCGGTTGAGAGGTTGTTCTGACCGCCGTTGGACAAGAACGCCTGTAACGCGTAGGCCTGGGATTTTCCTATTTCCCCGAAGCCGGTCAGCGTCCCTTCCCCTCCAGCGACGGCGGAGTTGAACTGCTGCTGCAAGGTCGAAACCGTGTTGTCGGGGTTCAGGTAGTAACTCGCGAGTTGACCTGGTGAAAGGCTGTTGGTGTAGCCGTAGTTGACGAGTTCGGCCTGGATCGCCGGTTGGGCGTTTATCGCGTTCGTGTACTCGGTGGTTATCCGGTCACTGAGTTCGTTCGTCGACACGTCATTGGCCCAGGACTGGCCGATGTCGGCCAGGGTGATGGTCCCAGGTACTAATCCAGCGGTCTCGGCCATCGCTTGGACTTGTTGGACGTAGGCCATGTAGCCCGCGATCCCTGCTCCGGTGTTGGGGTCGGTGTTGGTGTAGCCGTTGGTGATACGCAGGTTGTAGCCAGGGAGCAAGGCGTCGAAACCGGGGGCGGTGTTGATGGTCGTCTCGATGGTGTTGGCGATGTCGGTGGCGTCCATCCCCTGACCCGCCAAGGTCTGGTACTGCTGGTTGATCCACCCCGAAAGGGAACCTAAACCAACGGACTGAGCCCAGGCGTCGATTGTCGCTGTGGCGCTTTGATTTGCTGCGGCGTTGGCGGCTGTCGGGTTCAGGAGCCCGGTCGGATTATTTGGGTCGTAGGTCCACTGGAACCCGGGGTCGTTGGTCCCCGATGGTGTTGGGGCAGCCGGTGTCTTCTGAGGGGCGCCGGAGGCGACCGGCTCGCCAGTAGGGACACCGTTCACGGTTTGGCCAGTTCCCGTCCCCTGAGTGGGGGCGTTCTGGATTTGGGACGTGTTCAGAAGCCCGGTCGGATTATTTGGGTCGTAGGTCCAGTCGAAGGTGCTAGTCATGAGCCGCCGAATCCGAAACTTTTGTCCAATGTCGTCGTCACGTCAGTCGCCATCTGCTGGGCGTTGTTGGACTGGTCGAACATGGGGGTGGTGGCTAACTTCTGCTGCACTTGGTCGAGCGTAAGGGCCTGCTTGGTGCCGTTGGCCGAAGGCGTCGCGATGACCCAGTTCCATTGGGGGGTGGTGAAGTTGATCGAAGCGGGGTCAATGCCGAGCATGGAACCTATGGCTGACTGGTACGGCTGGACGTAGGCCTGGGGGGTGACCCCGGCTTGGATACTTGCCGCGAGTGACGGGTACATCTGGGCGGCCTGGGTCATCATCTGCTGGGTGAAGTCGGCCTCAGCCCCGGCAATCAGGTTCGACGATCCGAAACTCGACCCGGTCCCGGTGTAGTTCTGGAGGGACTTTTCGACTTGGTTCAACAGGCTCTGCTGGGTCAAGAGAGAACCCGAGGGATTGGACGGGTTGTACATGAGGTACTGCTGGGCGATGTTCTGAAACCCGGAGTAGAGTTCCGCCGCGATTCCGGTTAGTCCTGTGGGGGTCGTTCCGGTAGAGGTGGGTTGGCCTTGGGTGTCTAAGCCGAACTGGGTCTGGCCCGCGGCGAGTGTGGAGAAGTCTGTGGGAATCTTCCCGATTTTCTGGCCCTGTATGTTCTCCAGGGTGTCGACAATCGCCTGGTCCAGCCACTCCGCCGCCGTCCCCGAGGCGCTACCGAATGAGCCCGAGGCGACGTAGTTGTTCTTCGCGTAGGTCAGGGCGATTGCGTCTAACTCCTGCTTGGAGAGCGTCACGCCGATTTGGTTCGCGTCGGCCAGGACTTTCTCCTGGGCGTTCTGGAGCGCTTGTTGGGCTTGGGCGGGGTCGGTCCCGTTCTGTCCGTTCGTCCCATAGGCCTCATCCCAGTATCTACCGTTGGAGGTGGTGGTCTTCCACCAGTTCGTCTGGGCCAAGAGACTTTGAAACTCATTCTGTTGCGTGGGATTCGAGGGGTCCAACGAGGTAGCTGCGTAAATCATCACCGCGTTCACTTCGGGAATGTTCTTCCACCAATTCGTCTGATAGCCGTATTCCGTGGTGAGTTTGTTGTCGATGGTCGCCTTGTACTTCGGGTCGATGACGTACTGCTTAATGGCGTTCTCCATCTTGCCGAGGTCATCCGGGGTGTTCGCCCAGGGGGAGAGGTCGTAGCCGTAGAAGTCCTTGATATCTGCTCCGGCGATAGGTTGGGCCTCGGGCTGAGAGGGGATGTTGACGGCCCCCGGCTCGCCTGTGGTCTCCCCAGTAGGGGCGGCCTGGAAGTTCGCTAAACCTTTCTTGGCGTACTCCCCCCCGGACCAGGCGGAGTTCATGATGGCCGTCTCCATCGCCGTGGTGTTGTCGCCCTGCTTGAACGTGGCGACAATCTCCTTGTAGTCGGGGTTCGTCAGTAGTTCCTGGGCCGTGAGCTTTATCCCTTCGGCCATGTTCCCGGCGTTGCCCGCAGCCTGGGCCTGGGGGGTTTGGATTCCTAGCGGGTTGCCTTTGTTGTTCTCGAAGGCCGACCAGTTGGAACCTTGTTCATTGGCCAGCCAGGTCTCGAAGGCGGTGATCGTGGCGGAATTTACAGGAGCCCCGAGGTCCTTGATGACCCCTTCGGCGAAGGCGGTTACCTGAGCGGGGGCGGTCATATCGTCCCTGTCGAAGCCATCGCGGGCTGGGTGTCGGCCTGGGCCTGGACCGGTCCGGTGAAGGTGTCCGAGGTCGTCTGGTCGTACATGTCAGGGGTCCCTGAGAGCATCTTATTTAGGACTGAACCCCAGCTGGCGTCCTGAGCGGCGTAGTAACCCGTGGGGTCGGACTGCTTGGCTGCTAGGTCAGCCTCGGCTACAGCGTCGGGGGCGCTTACTTTCGTCGTCACGGTGTCGTTGTTGACCTGGTACTGGACGGCCTCGATTTGGTTGTTCACTTCACTTGCGACCTGATCGCCAAAGGCCGAGAGATGCGTGCCTTCCGCCGTCCCGAAAGGGCTGCCGGAAGCAATCGAAGAGACCGCCTTGGACCACGAGCCGGTCGAGTCGTAGGCGGCCTGGAGGACCGCGGAAAAGGCACCTAACTGGACCGACTGTGGCGCCGCGCCGGGAGTCGAGTACTTCTTGGCGGGGGCGTAGTCAGACTGGGCCTCCTTCCAGTCCTTGGCGGATAGCGCGTAGAGGCCCCCGTAGGTCGGGGTGGTGTTACTACCGGCTGGCAGCGATGGCGCAATGCCACCGGGGCGCTGCTGGTAGGTGGTCTCTTTCTGGTCGACCCCCATGTGTCCCGAAGTCAGGAACCCTTCCAGACCACCAGCCGGGACGATCTGGTTCGTCGTCTTCTGAGTCGGCAGGGTGTTGAAACCGACCTCGTTCTGGCCCTGTATCCGTGCGCCGCTCCCGGCTGGCATCTGGGTTCCAGGGGTGGGGAATTGGTTGGGCATCCCGGAAGGCACGTTGCCGATTTGCGGCCCCTGCATCGTCCCTGCCCCTGGCATCTTCGTCCCAGACACGGCTGCTTGGTAGGCCTGGATGACGGTATCGATTCCGTCCGGGCCTAACTTGTTGAGGGCAGATTCCTCGGAGTGGGCGAGGTCTATCTGCTGCTGGGCTTCGGTCCTGGGAGCTTCGGCGTATTGGGTGTCTTGGCCTTGGACTTGGTTGATGAACGAACTTATTTGGGCCTGGTCAGGGGAATAACCCAAAGCCGTTTCAAAGGCGGCGGTGATGTCGGCTGAGAGCGTCGTTGGGTTCTCGACTTCGGCAACTATCGGTTGGGTCGCATCCTCTTGAGCCTTGGTGAGGTTGGCCGAGATTTGGTTCTGGAGCCCCGCTATTCCGCCACCAACGGAGTCGATGTAGTTCGAGACCGTTCCCGGGCCCCACACGGAAGTCGTGAAGCCCATGAGGGCTTGGAAGGCCGAGAGTGACGTGGGACTCGCGAGCCCGTTGGCGTCGCCAGCGGGGAGATAGCCAGCGGTCACCATCCCTTGCTGGAGGGTCTGACGATCACCTTGGCCTAGAGATTGGTACCATACGAGGTCGGCGGCGTTGGCGTTCAAACCCCCCGATTTGTCGAGGTACAGCGCCTCGTCCGTCGAGGAAATCTTGTACTCCGCGAAGAACGCCGACGGGCTCATCCCCTGAATCTGCGAAGCAGTGACCGAAACGGGGCTGCCCATCGGGAAGTCCCCCGACGTTCCTGCATTAGAGGTAGGCGTCGAGGAACCCGAGGAACCGCCGTAGGTCGCGATGTTGCTCACGGGCGCCAACTCTTGGACTTAAAGGCTCCGGGCGTGTTCGTGATGTTGACCGCCGGGGCTTTCTCATCACTTATCGACATGAACATGGCGGTTATGACGTTAATCATCTCCGGGTCCGAGGTGGCGACCCCCTGAAGGTACGAGGTCCAGGCGTCCTTGGCGTCGGTCTGCAAGGCAGAAGAAGCGCCGTCCTGGGACAGCGTGGTTATCTGCTTCTCGTAGTTGGCGTAGCCCTTCAGGAGGACCCTCGTGTTCTGCGCGATGGGGGTCTTGAGGTTCGGGTTGTCATCGAGCAACGTGGTCATCTGTTTAATCGTCTCACCCCGCTGGGTCTCTCTCGTGTCAGAGTTGAACCAGTTGTACCAGACGGGGTTCTGGAGACCGTACTTTCCGATTGTTCCTGAGCCGGGCGAGCCGTCGCCCCAGAAGGCTTGCTCGGCGTCGTACTTCTCGGTTCCGGCAAGTCCTTTGATTTGATTCTCATACTGCCCGTACCACTTGTAGAAGATGGCGTTGCCCGCGCCGATGTAGAGCGCGTCGATGTAGGAAGGCACCGCACCGTCTTGGGTCCACTGGTCCGGGTCGAGTTTCGCCCTGAGAGATTGCGCGATCTGTTCGTTGTAGACGGCCTGGTTGTACGTCTTGCCGACCTGAGGCATCAGAAGGATGGCGGCATTCGGGAACTTGTTGATGAGGTCAGCGTTCTCGTTTATCCAGTTCTCGGCTGAGACTGAAGAGGGGAGGGAGGTCCCGGTCAAGTTCTGAGATTGCGCGACGGCGAAGGGCCACGCGTCGGGGTATTTTTCTGCGAAGGCTTGGTAGCCCGCGGCGATGGATTTATGAGAATCAATCTCGGCTGCGAGGTCTCCGCTGAACTGGTTGTAGGTCTCGTTAGTGAGTTCCGGTGAGACCGGAGTCGCCGCCCCGACAATCGCCTTCATGGTGTAGAGGATTCGGGTCTGGAGTCTCACTCGGTCGATGAAGGTCTGCATCTGTCGGTAGTTCGCGTCAGCCGGTGGAACCTTCCCTTCCGCGGTCAACGTCGCCAGCGTCTGCATCATCGTGGAGTTGAAACTGCGCTGGTCGAACCCCGGAGCCCATGCAGTGAGGAGCCGTTGGAGGATCGTGTTCGGCACCATCTGTTCGTAGATTGGTTCGGTCGCGGTAGGCCCTAGCAACGTAGTCGCGGCGGCGGTCATGTCAGCTTTCAGGACTGGTGAAAGTGTCTCGGGGAAGAACTGGGCGAATGCAGAGACTGGGATAGAGAGCAACGGCCCCACGTCGGGCCTGAAACCTGCGGAGAGCGGGAAGATGACGGACGAAGAACTGAGGTTCCAGCCCATCCCCACGGGGGTCGCGGTATCAACCGGGAGGCCAAGCAGAGAAGCAGAGGCGACGGCACCCGCGGTCATGAACCCCGTCCCGGGGATTACCAGATACCCCTGCCCGTCCTTGCCGCCGAATATCTGCCCGACGTTGTGCATGGAGGTAATCATCAGTTGGTACTTCCGAAAGGCCGCCGGGTCCTCAGCTAACAGTCTCCCCATCCTGCGATAGGCCTGTTCCTGCGCGAAGTAGAACGGCGCCCAGTTCCTGAAGGTCACGGTCCACTGGGTCCTATCCGTCAAGTTGTGAACGTTGTCGATGACCTTCTGGGTCGCACTTATGTTCGCGCCGACCCGTGCTTCATCCTCGGTCTTCCAACCGTTGTCAACCGCGTCCTGTAGTAACTCCCGCTCTTTGATGTACTGACTCATCCATATTGGTTGACGAGAGAGGAAGTTCACCATCGGGTTCAGGACTCTGCGAAAGCCCCAGTTGGCGATTCGCTGCAATGCGGGGTCACCGCTAGGGACGGCCTCGCGACCCTTCACTAACAGCGGTCGTTGGTGCTGTGGGATGTCGGAGAGTTCGTCGTCATCTGCGAGTTCACCGTTGGCGATGTGCGAGAGAAGTGGGACGTGCAGCGTCCCATCGACGCCCTTGGTCTCGCCGAGGACTTTCTTCACAATCGCATTGGCCCACTCGTCGAACTGGTCCATGTCCGGGGGTCTGTCGACGCCTTCGGGGAACGAAGTTATGTTTGGAAGACTGCGCAGGAAGAATCCCTCGTACTCTTCGGGGTTACTCCGGAGGTACGTTGCTACCTCTTGGGTGGCCCTAGCGGTTGCGTCGTCGAGTGTCGCCCCGCGAGCTGCGTCTTCGATCAGCAGTCTCGCCGCCATCTGTGATGCCGGGTCCTTGGAGGACTCTCTCAGTGTCGCCTGCCATGCGTTGAGTCCTTGTTCATTCCCGGTTCCAAACATCCCGAAGTCATCCGAGAGTTTCTGCGCGGTCTTGCCGGAGTCGAAGTATCCCCTTCGAGTTAATGACACCGCTCTCTCGTCCCTCGGGATTATCTCGTCGGCGTAGTTGTGACCGGACGACAATGCTCTCGGGACTATCTGACCGTCGTTGTCAAGTATCGCGTCCGTGGCGTATTGGACGTTCTTTGAATCAATCGAGAGCCCAGGAATGTGGCGAAGTGTCTTGTAGACGATTCCTTCGACGGCGTTGATGTCTCCGTCCTCAACTTTCAATCCCAGTTCGGCCATGCGTCCTTCAACGGCGGACCTAACAAGTGTGAACGGACCGAGTCTCAGAGCATTCGGTATCAGTTCCGCCAGAGAGATGTGCATCGCGTAGGAGGGTGACATCAGCACCCAGCGTTTGAATATCGCCGCGGTGATGTGATCGTAGGCGAAGTCATCGAACCCGCCGATGGCGCTTCGTACGTTCTGCCCGCCGAGAATCTGACCGGCGCGTCTTACTTTTGCAAGGTCCAGATACTCAAATCGTCCCGTCTGGTTCTGGGTGATGGCCGCAGAGTGCGTCGCGCCGGTATCTACGTCCCTGACTTGGGAGAGGTCTCTCGCTTGGTCGTCGACGCCGTAGACCGCGGACTTGCCGAACATCCCCTGGGCGATTGCTTCATCTATAGCGTGACCCCACTCCGCTCGCACTTGTGGGTCATCGAAGGCGGCAGCGAGGTACTCGTCTTTCGTGTAGCCGTGGTAGCCCGCCATGTTGATGAGGGTGGACATCTGGAGGTTCTCCCAGATTCGCATTCTCCCCGGCACGTCAGCATCTGAATACGCCTGGGCGATACTTGCAGCGGTGTTCTCGTTCTCGGTGAAGAGCGCAGTCCTAAAGATGCCCAGTACTCCAGAGTCTTTCGTCGAAGCCGCGTCGAAGTCCTTGTTGGTCCACAGTCCTTGCACGTCGTCCCAACTCGTGGGTAACCGTGAGGTCGCTTTGTAGAGTCTCTGCACCCCGGGTATCTCAGAATTCCCCATGTACTCGTGCATCGCCTGGAACGGAAGTCTGCCGACCGACAGAGTAGGTAACTTCTCCATGAAGGCAAGTTCGTGCGTTCTGATCGCGGAGCGGAACAACTCCGCGACCTCATCTCCCGTCGAAGCGTTAGAGAGTTTGTTCAAGAACTCATCTTGGCCCGCGAGAGAACGGTAGTCATTGGCAATCTCACCCGCCGACTGTCCGGCAATCTTGTCGAACGCGCGCTGCACGTTGCGACCGGAGAAACTGTTCATCAGGTCGTCGAACGCCTCAGTGGTCTGCGGGGCCTTGCCGGGGAAGTAATCTCCAAGTGCTCCCCCCAGACCTTCAGCAGAATTAGCTGCCCCGGCAAGACCCAGGACTTCAGTACCGCCGACGTTCATGTCGAAGATGCCGTCGATTAATCCTGAAGTCACTTTGAACCCGACGGATTTATTCTCTAACCCCGGCACCCAGTGAGACAGTTCCGAGATAATGTCTCTTCCTAGTGAGACTTGGTTGTGCGTGTTCGGATCGACGTAGGAGGCTTTACCCGTTCGCTCCCACGAGTCCTTGTAGAACATCTGTGATTCTGCGCCGGTCGCGGCTTCGGCACCTAAGACTGCACCGTAGGGGTTGCCGGTTGCGGCGAGGCCCGCGACACCACCAGCGGCGATGCCGATTCCTTCTAAGACCGCTGCGCCCATGCCGTGGGTGGCTTCGACATCGTGCAAGTACCGGTACTCGTGTTGGACTATCTGCATCGGCTTGTTCAGGGTACTTAGCGCGCTCTCTCCGACCTTCTCTGCACCTTTGATTACGTCCGACCCGTACTGTCCGACCGTCGAAGAGATGTGATTGCCGAACCAGTCGAGCGCGGACTGAAGTACATTCCCACCACCGACCGCTTGCGCGACCGAGTTGTGCGCGTTGGAATCTGAAATCGCGTTCGTACCTCGGGCCACGGCTTGGGCGTTGCCCTGTGTGTCCCCACCGGCAGAAGCGATACCGACGGACAGCCCGGGGGACTTCTTCAGTTCCGGCGCGGAGTTGACGACGGTGTTCAGCGACGTTGAAAACCCGCTCGCAGTCGGCGCGGGCGGTGGCGCGTCCGGAGTAGTATCCGAGTCGAGTGTGCTAGTCATAAGGGAGCGTCATGGACTGTGAATCACGATTAGAAAATGCGCAGAGAGTAATCGATGAGTTTGAGTTAATCGCTCCGGTAATAACGTGGGAGTCCCCGCGTAAGCGCGTAGAGCCGTTCCTTGCGGAACTACGCCGCGCCTTAGCCGGAGAAGCTTTCGATTTCACGCTACGCCCTGTTGAGCCCTAGCCGCTAGGTCCTTGATAGCTGAGGTCGCGTTCGGTCCTGCGGCGAGCGAAGTAAGTAGGTGTGTCAGCGTCCCCTGTTCGACCGCACCTTGACGAGCGGCTGCGCCGACTCCTTGCAACGCTTCCGGTCCCGCACCGGGTCCTACGGGGAGCCCGTGTGTAACCGGCTCGTTCGGTCTTTCGGTCGGTCGGGTCAAGGGTCCGTTGGCCCCCACCATCGGGGCACCAGCTACAGCCGATGGTTGAGAGCCAAGCGGAGAAGGCCCGGTGGGAGAAAGGGAAGAACCCCCACCGGGAGAAAGTCGCGGGGCGGGCAACGGGATGGCCTGCATTGCGGATCGTTGCTGCGCAGCCTCGCCATAACCTTGCCCCGGCACCGTCGTTGCCGTAGGGCGTGTCAGGTCTGCACGGTTCGGTTGCAGTTGTCGGGCGGCGCGCTTGTGGGGCATCAGGCTTCTTCACGAACACGAACGTCATCGAGCGCCATCGTCAGTAGACCGATGGTCTCATGCGTTCCTTGGTGTAGTCGATTGAGCCGATGGGTACACAAAAGCTCCGGGTCGGCCGCGTCATCGTGGTACGTGACGAGGACCCAACTCGTCAGCACCGGCATATGCATGACTTCGTTCTCGTCGTCCACGAATACGTCCGGAAATTCGTTGATCACTCCTTCGAGCGCAGCGCGGGCCGCGTTGGCGCGCTCGTCGTCGCTCATTGTGCCATGGCGTTAGGAGGCGGGGCGTTCATCTGTTGTTCTGGTGCTGACTGCGCTGCGGGCTTGCGAAGATTGCCAAGAATCTGTGCGAGTGCGCCCTGACCCTGTGGAGGCATCTGGATTCCGCCTTGGACTCCCGGAGCGGGAGCGTTCGCCATGCCGGGCATCTGTCCGGGCTGTGGTTGTTGTGGAGGTTGCTGTGCTTGCTGCGCGGCCTGGGCCTTCTGCATCTCCTCGTGAACTTTTATCAACGCGTCTTCGGGGTTCGTTTTCCCGTCTTGTAATGCAACTGCGAATCGTGCGATGAACGTGGGGTCTATCTGACCCTGGGATGCGCCGTTCTCGACTGAACTCATCATCGCCCTGCGGGCGCCACCGATGTTGATACGCGCCATCTCCTCTTGCACGTCTTCGACGACGGGGTCCATCTCCATGAAGGTCTCTTGGGAAATCGTTTCCATCTGCAAACGCTGCCCCATCGCGATGACGAAACTGTTCGCGTCGGTTCCAGTCATACCGTATTTGACAACATTTTGATCGTTGAAGAAGACTTCGTTGGGCACGTAGTCGTTCTGGGTTATCTTGCCGTTCTTCGGGATGTAGAAAGAGAACTGCTTCGCGCCCCAGTAGCCTTTCGCGACCGCTATCGCTCGACGGTTCTCTGCTTCCATTGAATCTTCAAAAATCTCCTGGTGTTCCTGCACTGGCATATCAATGGCTGCCCCGAGAACTGCTTCACCACGTCGAGCCGTACGAATATTGGTGGCGCTTTCCCCTCCGAGTTCCGCGGGGAGTCCCCCCGCCAAACGACCCACTCTTTCGAGGCGGTCTTGCATCTGCGCCGCCTGAATAGAAGGCTGAGTTTGGGTCTGCTGGAGTTGGCCATTTCGTATCTCTCCTATCACTCCGGTTAGGCCGTCAGCGGCGTTGATGATCTGCGCCTGTCCCGGAGAGTTCGGGTGCGAGACCAACCACTGCTCGGGGAAGATGGACTGCTTGATGGCGATGTACTCCAAGGCAGCTAGTTTCGAGGCGTTGTGGTAGACGGGCATGAGTTGGTCGAACATGCCCTGCAACTTAGAAAGTGTTATCCGTCCCGGGTAGACGGTGAGAGGAATCCCAGCGCGGTTAGGGACCCGAGCAAGTTCGACGCAACTCTGCGTCCCGTTGGCGACGGTATTGGTTCGTGTCCACTGTGGCCCAGACTCTTGCTCCTTCACCGCGCCTAGAGCAACAAGAACGGTCTCTTCGTCGTCGTTGTACTCCAGGATTTCAAACTTAGAATCCGGCATCCCTTTGCCCTTGTAGAGCACAGCGGTCTGCGCGGGATACATCGCCTGCAACCAAGAGAGTGTCTGCAAGGTCGCGTGGATGCAGTTCGGCGGTTCGATGTCATTCACGTCGACTGTGGGGGCGGGGAAGACGGACATCGGATTGAGGGCTCTCCAATGCGGGATGTCTCGTTTATCCAGCGGGTTCATCGCCATGAAGGAGATGGAGACGGGCGATGCGGCGTATCCGAGTAGGTATCTCGCCCTACGGCGCAGGATCATGTCCATGCGGTTCATGTCCCACCAAGAAAGAAGTGCAAGTCGTTTCGTGTCGGCGCGGTTCTCGGAGTCCTTGATACCCCTTCGTAGCGGGTCACAGGAAATGTCGGGCATCGTCGAGGCAATCCGCATGGCGAGTTGGTCCAGCCCCGGGCCCATGAGGTTGACGGCCATCGACTTCTCGTCCTTGTCCAACTCCGCAAGGGGAACAGTGATGTCGCCATCGACGTGACGCGCGACCTCAGCCCACCTGGTTAAGAGCGGTCCCCGTTCAGCCTGCCGTGTCCGGTACCAGAGTTCGATGTCTTCGATGCTCGTTACCACCCGTCATCCCAACTGTCGAGAACGTGGCCGCAGTGTTCACATCGCGGCTCGGGAAGAACCACATCAGCGGCGTCGGTCCAGAATCTCATCTCGTGCCACTCGATTTGCTGCGGAGTCATCTCCGCTTTCTGCTCGTCGGTCAACTCGAAGCGCCAGTCGATTTTACGGGGGCGCGCGAATTGAATCGTGGGCCAGTCGAGCTTGCCGAAGTCCCAGTCCGATACAACGTCCAGATGAACGAACGCGGTGTAAGCGGCGGACGAGGTTGTCTGAAACGTCACGATGCTCTCCCCAGCCACGAAGGTCTACGGCTGCGCGTAATCGTACTACTTGGAATCGCTAAATATTGCATCTGGTACATCCCGAACCACGTCGACATGGTGAGGTCCGTGGTTGAGGCTTGCGGATAGCGCGTCACTTCGTCGACGAGTTTCATGCTGAAGCCTCGGCTCGCACCTTTACCGGGAAGCCTGACCCTGCCGAACTTGAAGTTCGGGGCGATCATCTGCACCCCATACTGATCGTCGGTCTTGTTGCGATGGGTGTCGTGGGGGATTATCTCGACGGAGTTCTTGGACATCCACCTCTTGTGGAAGTCGTAGGCGTAGATGTACTTCTGGGCGCCGTTTCGTTCCATGATGACGTGGGTTATCGGGATGCCGATGTCCCGGGAGGTTTCTAACCATTCATTCAGCAGCCCGGAGTAGACGTTGTCGTTCTGCGACCAGTCCAAGAAGTCCGGGGCCTCTAAGCCCTGCTTGGCTAAGTCGATGAGGAACCACTGGTCCGAGGACTGGTTATACAGCCACCAGGTGATCCCCCAGTACCTGGTAGGAGACGGGTCGACGCACATGATGGAGTAGTTCGGGGGCTGGAGGTTCCTGGGATACTCAAGTCTTGAGCGTTCCTTGTCCCAGCACCCGATGTGATTGCCGTAGCCATTTATCCAGGCCGGGTCGACTAAGACTGCCGAAGGACTGACATCCTCTTGTTGGTAGACCTGGGCGAAAGTATCCGGTCGGTTCTTCTCCATCCCCGAAATCTCTCGCCAGGTAACCCTTCGAGGGGATAACAGACAGCCCTCCGGGTAGGGTTTGGCACTCTGTTTGTGGGTTTCTTTTCCCTTGCACCTATCTTCATAATGCGCCTTGTAGATGATGTGGTGATACTTCCTGGGGGAACCTTCGGACTCTCGCAAAGAAACCCCTTCGGTGTCCTCCTCGTCCCCGTCCTCTATCTCGACCACTTCCATATCCAGGCAGTATCTGTACAAATCGTTCGCTCCGAGTCTCTGGCCTTGCAGGATCAGTAACCCCGCGGGTTCCAATCTGCGTTCCGCGTAGGTGTCCCACCAGTCCCGGTCCTTTTCTATTGTTTCTATCGTCCTCAGCCTTGAAGTCGTAACCAGGTCGTCCCAGATGCAAAAGTCGTACCTGCCCCCGATGAACTCTTGGTCTCTGCCAACTGCGGTCCAGGTGGGTTCCTTGCTCCTGATGCTCGCCCCGTCGTACTGCTCGACGATGAAGGCGTCCTTGGTCCACGAATCGTGTTCGACGGGTTTGAACCGTCCGTAGTCTTCAGATAACGTCGCCACGGCATCGACGGCTATCCCTTTGAGTTTGTCCTCGTCATCGGCCAGCATCGGCAGGGTGGCTTCTAAGGCTTTTCTTATGAGCACGGTGTACTGGGAGGCCAATCTGGCGGTAGCACTTCCAACCAGTCCTCGGATAGCCCTGTCCCGACAGGTCAGCCACAAAGGAATTGCGTAGGTGAAGAGGCTGGACTTCCCCGCCCCCGGTGCTAGATTTATTACGCAGTACTCCTTATCCGGGGTCTCCAAGAGTTCCACAATTCTCTTGGCGGCGTCTTGTTGCCAGGGAAGTCCGATCCTGCCGAGGTACCTTCTCTGGAAGTAGTTGAAGTCGCTTAAGGCTCGCTTGGCTTCCTTCCCGAGTTCGTACGGCCTCATGGGGTCGGGTTGGTTCCGGTGGGCTCTCGCGGCGATTCGGTAGGCAACCCCGTCGGGACTCTTGGAGTCGTGCCGTCTCGCGCTCGCAATCGAGATAGAAGCAAGTCTGGAGGCCGCGGCCTGATTGAGGCCCCTGGAGCGGCCTTCCTCGTAGACGAGCCATTGTTTTTGGGATATCATCGCACGAAGGTCAACAGCCCGAGCACAACGCCAATGTAGAGCCCAATCAAGAACAACTGGGAACGTTTCACGTGAAACATCGTACAGCGGAATTGTGGGTTTGACTTACTTTGATATTTCTATACGAGTGGTATAGTTACTTACTTGACAACCCGCTCGCGGCATATACCCGGTTATCAATTCACCTACGACAGACTTCGCGACGATTCATGATGATCGCACACACATGGATTGATCGAAGCTGATTCAGTAGTTCACTAATGATGGATTGTCATTGTCATCAGGTGTTATGTGTGTATGTGTAACGCCGATAACGGTGATTACGTTGACTTAGCGTGCTGATACACGACAATGGTGGTGAGTCTGCCCACATTACTGACGAGTAACCAGCGTTTCTGAACGTCTTGTGGTGAATCAATGGAAACTAAGCGAAATCTGCCTAACAGATAATCAACCATTCCGTCTCGGTTTTATCGATACAACGCTGTGTCCGTACAATCCTGCTAACGTACGTACAATGGAAACCAGATCGTCACGACTTGAAATACGTCTCAAACCTGTGTTGATGCAGGAACTCAAAGCGATATCGCAACGTCAAGGGATTTCAGTGTCGAAAATCGTGAGGAACTTCATCGTACGGTGTATTCAAGAGGACAAGGCGCTAGGAAACTGAGAATCGTTAGCCGGGGCGCGAAACTCAAGTTTGAAGTGTCTGGCAGCGATTGACGCGCTCTACGATTCGATTCTCGGCACTTAAAGCTTTGAAACGTAGTGTAGCCGCGCTAGTTCATCAGGATAAATACACAGAAAGGATGCGCTCAAAATGGCAGCCTACAAAGTCTACGAGATGCTCGTCGGCGACGAAATTCACATGCTTTGTTCGATTGACTGCGCTGAAGCATTTTTGGCGCGGGTCGGCATCAATATGCGTCCAGGGATAATCCCGACGGTCCTCTACCATCCTGAAGTTTGCGAAATTTGTTCAAATGTAGTGAATGCGTAGTGAATCTGTTGTGATTGGTCGTGTTTACTGGTTCTCAGGTGAGCGAGTGACTTACCGAAAGAGAGCAAACCGATGATAACGAAACCGCTGAGACCCTACAAGCCGCGAAAGTTGGTCAACGGTTTTTGCATCCCGACCGGAGAGAACGGCAAGGAAGCGCTGATTTGTCTCGATTGTGGCATCTATAAAATGTCCTTGTGCGTTCCCCTAACTCACGTGACATTTGATGGCAACGTAAAATGCTCGGCATGCGGCAAGGCGCTGAAATGAAGGCGCGTTGCACGGAATGCCACTGGGAATCCAGTCCGGGCGCTGGACGGCTGTACATCCAATCGGAGCGGCATTATTTCGCGACGGGCCACAACGTAACGATGGGCGTCCTTGACGAAGAGGCTTTCAAACGCGAGGCACTTTCGATGGACAGGGACGAGGATGAAGACGAAAGCCCGTTAATTCGCCTAGAGCGCGGCGAAACCATCACGCCACGCGAGTTCACTGACTTTTTGAGGGCTCTCTGATGTGGGCCGCATGGATGCTCATGGGCGGTTTTGGTTTGAAAGCCTTCCAAATTTGCTTTCGAGGGATGGCTGAGAACGATGAGCGCGATTCACGCGAAGAAAGTTGGCGATCAATTCAAGAAATCCAGTAAACTATTCGTTCCTCGTCGCTGAGGTGCAGCAGAATTCGCGTCCGAAGTTTGGGCGCGTTTTTTGCTGTTGCGCGCCAGCCGAGGAAGCGTCCCAGACTGGCAACTCACGATGAGCGACCCGCAAGAGTTATGGGCCAGTGTCAGGTGGATTTTGTGGAAATACGCCGTAGCTCGAAACTGAACTTATCAGACGACCGTGCGTAGCGAGGTCATCAGGGAGCGGAGCCCGTCCAATCTGGCCTGAGACGCCCTCAGAGCCTCCCTAGCGGTTAGCAACGCGTTGACGGCTATCAAGTGTCGAGTTAAAAGTTCCTCGGTCGCTATGGTCGTCTCAGCGTCGATGTCCTGGACCGTCATCTTGTAGGTCTGGGTGGCCTTGATCGTCAAACGGGCTTTGGACTGTTCTATCTTGAACGACGCTTCCGCCTGGGCCGATTCCTTGCCCGCGGCACGGATTTCACTGACGAGTTCTTCCAACGCCGTTAATTCGGCCTCAATCAGTTCATGGACTTGGTTACCGTCGAGCACTTTGGCGTGTCTTCCTGCGGCGATTCGCCTCGAAACGCTTGCACTCGGGGCAGTGACAGCCCTCCTGATAGGCGCGGCTAGACGGGTGTTTCACCCCGACCGACCTCCCAACCTTCGACATCCCGTTCCACGTCCCTAGTCTCGGCAAAGGGTGCGATTCGATGAACTTCGCGCAGGACTCACAGTCTTCGATGTCACAATCTTGAAAAGCCAAAAACCCGTGGCTCATCGGCTCGGGGCCACGGAATCGAGGATGGCGGAAAGACGGCTTGCGAGGGATTTGGCGGCGGTGAGCGTTTCGCGGTATCCGTACGACTGACGAAAGCGGTAATCCGCCCCCGGCGTCGATAGATGGAAGCGCCCGTCGTATTCCATGATTTGCCAGCCCTCGTCGCTCTCCCACATAGGCCGACCAAAATCGTTCTTCGCCTCGCGCCACTCCAGTTGCCGCCCCTCTAGTTGTGCTCGGGGTGCGCTCACCCAATCGCCAGTATCGAAACCTATGTCGCTCATTCCCCCTCCCTTTCGGGTTGTGCCGGAAGAAACTCTAAAAGTTGTCGGCCTATGAATTCGGTGTAGGCGGGAGGGATTGCCTGTGAGAGTTCGTTGATCGTGCACCAGTCGATACCCATCAGTTCGCGTCGCACGTTTCCCGCCGGCGTGTAGCCACCGCGTCGCACGTTCTCGGCATGCGCCCTATCGACCGAGCCGCCACCGTAGACGCCTCCGACCTTCACGCCCAAGTCTCGGTATTCCTTGCAGCGGCACGCTGGCTGAAGTAGGAGCGCGTTCGACTCGAACAGCCGATGCCGCTTCAGCACCAACGGCCGCCCGTCAGTGTCATTCGTCTTTAGATCGAACATGGTGCCGCACAACGTGATTGGGGAGATGAGCGGGGCACCAATGACATTCTCGATGACGTATGGCAGGCCGCTCCACTTCAGCAGGGCCCGCGTTGGTTCAATGAGCTTCGGGTGCTCCACCTTGTGGCTGTGCTTCGTTACCGAGTACGCCTGACAAGGCGGCGAGGCGTGAACGGCATCAAACCCAGCGAATATGTCAAGACTGGCGAGCGCGTCGGCGTGACGAAACTCGAATGGGTAGTTCTTCTGCTTTTTCAGATCGACGCCGACGACCTCGAAACCAGCCCTTGCATATCCCATCGCCGCTCCACCAGCCCCGCAAAACAAATCCAAAAGTCGAGGTTTCATTCCCCCCCCCTTTCGGGTTGTGCCGACAACTCAATTATTTCCGCGTTCATAGAAGTTCGACCCGAAACCCCGACGCCTCTTCGTAGTGCGTCCACATCAAGTTGGCGTGAACCGTCTGGCAAAAAGCATGTCGCGCTTCTGCTTCCGGGCCTTCCTCTTGTGGGACAGCGGGAAGGGAGCGGATGATTTCGATTGCGGCGTGAATTGTCTCGCGCTTCACCGCGTAGTTGTGGTTGTCCATCTGCAAATCAGTCCACTGTTGCAGCGCCTTCACTGCTTCCTCGGCTGACACGAACTTTGAGTTTTCAGTCATCGGGGGTGGCTTTTGGCAGACGTGCCCGTCCTTGCATTTCGAGTGACTTTCAGCCATTACTCGTCTCCGTTCCTTTCAGTGATGCACCGCAGTCGGGGCAGAAATCCGATTCGTGTCGGACCATTCGTTCAGTTCCTGGTCCGTCCAAAGGTTTTCCAAGCACGAATACTCGTCGGCTGTGATTCGTCGGGCACTCCGGCTCTCTCGGTTCACCGTCGAGCGTTCGCTTTTTGTCGTGCGTATCGGGGTCGAGGATTGCCAGTACGCCTTCGCGGACGAAGTTCTTGGAGAATCGCTCGTCGCCGGTGTTCTGAATAAATTCAGTGAGGCGAATTTCCAAATCGTTGTCGGGTTCACCGTCGAGTACGCGCTCGTAGGTTGCCTCGAAAATGTCGGGCTTGCAAGGGTAGAACTCGCCCTGGACGCCACGAATAATCCAGTCGTCAACCGAAACGGTCATGTCGCCTTCGAGCGTGTGAATCACCGCAGTACCGTTGACATTTGCGTCAATGCTTCGACCGACAAACCGCGCTACGAACTTGGTTAGTGCCGTGAACTGAATCGCTTGAATTACGACCGGCTTCTTACGCCACTCCAACTCTCGTCGCGGCTCTCCCAGTGCGGGGGGTGTGTCAGCCACGATTAGCCTCGTCGATCAGCGCCTGCACGTCGCCGCGCGTGCGCCAGCACACGACGTCGCTCTGCGACCAGTTCTCGATTTCCTGGGGGGTGCCCGCGAGCGTGAAGTGGTCAACCACAGGCTGTGCGCAACTTGGGCAACACCCCTCAGGCACGACATCGGGCTGGACGGCGGCTCCGCATAGGTTGCAGAACCTTCTCGAGGCATCGTGATTCACCCCTATGTCGCTGTAATCGT